ATCTACTTTTAGTGATAATGGTGGAGCAAGCAGGTTCTTCTATTGCCCGAAAGCATCAAAGAAAGATAGAGATGAAGGATTAACAACAGAAGCAAAGGTAATCAAAGGAAGAGATGAAGGGCAAGATAAAACCGCAGTAGCATACAAAGCTAGACCAACTGAAAGAAAGAACATTCACCCAACTGTCAAACCAACCGATTTAATGGGATACCTTATTCGTTTAGTGACACCAAAGGGCGGAGTAGTATTAGACCCGTTTATGGGTAGTGGTTCGACAGGTAAAGCAGCAGTAAGAGAAGGTATGGAGTTTATCGGTATAGAAAGAGAGGAAGAATACTATGAGATAGCAAAACAAAGAATAGAAAATGAAACTAATAAAAGAAAATTCTTTTAATATTAAACAACTAAAAACAAAATAAACATGGCAATTACAAAAGGTTACACTATGGTTCACATTAAAGTGGACACACATTCTAAATTAAAAGAATATTCAAATCAGAACTTTCTAAAGATGGGAGCAGTTATTGAAATGGCATTAACAGCTTACTTATCAAACAACACCAATATATCAGATTCAAAGACTGATATTGAAAAACTTATAAATAAAATATTAGATGAAAGATTGGCAAATTAAAGGAGCTGTATTCTATATCCTATCTAAGGATATAATGACTTATGAGGATACTCAGTTCCTAAATGAACATTGCACCTATGAAATGATTTTGGACTTCATAGAGACAACAGGTGAAGCTGTGGATGCGGATGAACTGTTAGATGATAACAATACATTCTACATATCAGCAAAAGATTTAGTAAATTTTAAATAAAATATAAATTTATACTATTTATATTCAACAAACAATAACATTATGGTAGAAATGAAAGAAATTGATGGGATACCCGATTACTACATCAGTAGATACGGAGATGTATATACAACTAAATACTCCGTTAAAACCAATCAGAATTGCGATATGCATATTCTAAAACCTAAGAAACACAAATCAGGGTATCATTACGCTGGGTTCTTCGTAGATACTCCTACAGGTAAGAAAAGGATTTGGAGAAGAATACATCGTTTAGTTGCTTCGCACTTCATAGGTGAAATAGGGCATAAGATGGTTATAAATCATAAAAATTTCGATAAGAGTGATAATCATGTGGATAACTTAGAAATAGTTACATCCTCTCAGAATAGATTGCATTATCTAAAAAACAAAAACAAATAATATGAAAAGAATTAAATTGGGCGATTATGTTGAAGCCCTTATCCATGTAATTACGCTTGGATTTGGAAGCAGGTTATCAGAATGGATAGCAATAGATTTATTAGGATACGAATCATGCGGCTGCTGCGAACGCAAAGAGTGGCTTAACAAACTAACGGACAAGAATTATAATGGTAGATGTAACGAAATAAATATATTTTAATGAGAACGCAAGAAGAAATCAAAGAACAAATCCAAAAAGAAATGCTAGAGCTTGGATATATCTTAGTAGATATTTTAGATATAGAAGTAATAGAAGTAGCGGACTTACCATACGAAGGTAGAATGAGTTACTATCAGAACCTAAATAAGTTAGCATTAGAAAAAGAATTCAAAAAACACTATAATATTTAAACAATGGAAAGAAGCTACGCACCATTTAATGAAACCGAATTCCAAGAAATGAAAGCTATGATGGGTATATTCGGAAACAATCTACCTACTGATAAAATGGGATGGTTATGGAGTAAATGCACTCTATTAAGAGGAAACACAAAAGAACCACAGCCTTGTGGATGTAAATCATCAGTAGGATTGTGGCAGAGATGCGCTGAAGATGTAAGAGAATACATCAAAAGAGTAGAAGCATAAGATGAATAAAGAAAGAGATATTGATGAGAATAATAAAAGATTAGAAATCCTATGTAGGGAGCACATGGATTGGTTGTTAAGCATTGGGTATAACATTACTAAGAATAGGGAGTTGAGTAAGGAATTGATAGGTGACCTTTTTTTGTATTTAGCAGAGAAAGGAAACCCATCTCTCTATTACGATACTTCCTTTAACCTTATGTATTGCTACTCATTCATTAAAACCAGATTCCTTAATCATATCAAAGCCAATAAGAAGTTTGAAACCATTTCGGACAGTTATGATGAGGTAGAAACCGAATATGATTATGAAAAGGATGAAAGATTACAAAAAGCCTATTCGGATGTCCAAACTGAAATAATGGATTTACAAAAGACTAAGATGTGGACAAGTGCAAGACTAGCTGAACTATATCTATATTCAGATAAGACATTAGAAGGAGTATCCAAAGATATAGGAGTAAGTAAATCAACATCCTACTTACATGTCAAAAGAATAAAGAAGCACTTAAAAGAAAAGATAGAAAATCCATTTCGATGATAGAAGAAATATACAAAAGGTTATGTGAAAGCCCTTCAGATATCAATGAGCATTTACCAACACTAAAGAGATATGCAGAAGGAAGTAAGCATATAACTGAAATGGGAGTAAGAGGAATAGTATCTACTTATGCCCTACTAATGGGTAAGCCTGAAAGAATGATAAGCTGGGATATCCAAAATGTAGATACATCACATATACAAACCGATACGGATTTCGAATTCAAAGTAGGTAACACATTGGAAATCAATATAGAAGAGACAGACTTTCTTTTTATAGATACCCTACACAATTACACACAACTAAAGGGAGAGCTGGAAAGACATCACACTAAAGTAAGGAAGTGGATTGGATTCCATGATACTACATCATTTGAATGGGGCGGTGAATCCTATGAAGGAAAGCCCGAAAAAGGAATATGGCCAGCTATAGAAGAATTTCTATCCGATAATCCTCAATGGAAGTTAGTAGAAAGATTCACCAACAACAATGGATTGACAATTATAGGTAGGAGCAATTCTTAGGTGGTCAGGCGGAGCAATAACTACAAAGATGATATGAAGTGTTAAAAGGGTATATATGTTTAAATAACACCAAATAACACATGGCATTCGAAAAAGGAAATAAGTTATCAAAAGGTAGACCGCCAGGTGCAGTTAACCGCTCGACAGAGATGATGAAGCTCTCATTAGCAAGAGCTACTAATAGGGTTATGGATAATCTACCATCCCTTATGGAACAAATGATGGAGAAAGACCCGGCTAAGGCTGTAGATTTAACTCTTAAGATGTTGGAGTTCCACCTACCTAAACAAAGTAGAATGGAATTAAAAGCTGATATAGAACAAAGGATACAACAAATTCAGGTTAATATAAACCAAACAGGCAGCAATGAATCTGGAAATTAATTCAACCATAACTTATACTAATCAGGATGGTTCACCAACTCGTGTTACGCATCACATTGGTGGAACTCGTTCAGGCAAAACCTACGCCCTACTACAATGGATTATTGTGAAGTGCTTGGAGAATAAAGAAGATGTTACGATAGTCCGTAAAACCATACCTTCGTTGAAAAGAACCGTGATTAAGGACTTTAAGGATATTATGGAATCTATGGGTATATGGAATGAGAATGATTTTAATCAGACAGATAGAGTATATACATTCTATACAGGCTCATCAATACAATTCGTATCAACTGATATGCCAGAAAAACTAAGAGGATTGAAATCATCCATACTTTGGCTAGAAGAAGCAAACGAAATAGATAGTGAATCGTATTTCCAATTACAAATCAGAACCACAGGCCCAATCATATTATCATACAATCCAACGATTAGCCCGATGCACTGGATTAGAGAGATGCAAGATTGCACTCGCTACTTTACAACATATAAGAATAATCCATATTTGGAAAGAACTGTTGTTAAGGCTATTGAAGAACTACAAAGAACAAATCCGAAAGCTTGGAAGGTATATGGATTAGGAGAGTATGTAAGTAATGAGAAAGCTATATTCACATTTAACTCAGTAGAGTGGATACCAAACGAATCAGAGTTTGTTGCTTATGGATTGGATTATGGATATTCAAATGACCCATCAGCTTTAGTATCAGTATGGAAACACAATGGAGAGATATTCCTATTAGAGCATTTCTATGAGAAAGGATTAACCACATCGGATTTAGATAAAAAACTAAAAGAGATAGTGCAAGGAAGAGAAGAGATATGGGCAGATTCATCAGAGCCACGCCTCAATGATGAGTTATACAAATTGGGTTATAACGTTAAGCCGGTAGTTAAAGGTAAAGATAGTATCAACTTTGGTATTCAGGTTATGAACAACTATAAGATTAACATACCTAAAGCTTGTCAGAACCTAACGAATGAGTTTTACTCATACGAATGGGATACTGATAGATTTGGAAAGCAATTAGACAAGCCTGTGGATTATATGAACCACGCAATAGATGCTACCCGCTACGTCTTTATGATGAAGTTAAGTAATGTAGCTACAGCTAAAGGTAAATACGTTATTTCAATTAGATAATTAAACAAATATATAAACATATAAACATATATAAAATGGCAAAGGTATTAGAAGATAAAGTGTTAGAAGTAGATTTG